AGCTCAGAGAACATCCCGAGGCCGAGGTTACTTTCAACCAATATTTGCTTGACCTTGTACTCCTTAGCGATGAGGGCAAGCTTCTTGAGGTTCGGTTCGCTGTAACCACCCCGAAGGCCACCGCTAGCAAGGAGGAAAAGATTACCGTTCAAGTATGCAACTACCGAGTAGCCAAGCTCGTCGCTGCCGCGTCCAGAGGGGTCAACAGCCATGACAACCCCGGTGTATTCAAGAAACTCATCCCCTATTTGGGCAGGTTTGTAGAAAAGATCACCATGAAGGCCGACAGAGGGTAGGTCTAGGGCTTTATCGCCGTTAGCCATCCACACAACCTTATTAGGGCCTTGTTCACGGTTTAAACGGAACACACAAAGGTCTCTGAGCTTGAGAGGAAACCGTTCCTCATCACTCAGTGAAATGTCCAGCAGGAATTGGAGGTTGAACGTAGACCGACCAATAGAAAGCTGTCTGGCTTCTAGTTCTTCCCAGTCAAAGCGTCCAGGGTCTACAGGGTGCCCAGCGAGGGAGGAGTCTTTGGCTAGGTCAGCTTTGATCCGAGGTGCAAGGCGATCACCGTAGTAGTCCTTGAACTTCTTGTTAGTGGGGTACAGAGCAGGCCAAATCCTGACTTCGTAGCCAGAAACCTCAAGCTTTGCGTAAACACTGTCTTGGGTGTGAGGAGTGCCAAGGAACACAATCTCCCCACCGGGTTTGATCACGGAGTCAAACTCTTTGATTGATTCCCGAAGCTTGTCTCGGATCAGTTGGGTTTCGCAGGACTGTGGTGTCTCAACGTCGTCAGCAACGATAAGATCAGCGCGTGAGCCAGTAATCTGACCAAAAATGCCGCTGGAACGTACTGAAGGAGACTGGTCTGGTTTCGCTCCGTAAACGTCAAAAGCAACTTTTGAGAACCGTTGGGTGTCGCTAGGGAACAGGTCTTTGACCATGAACCAGTTTCGGAGCAGGTCATGACAAAAGACGGAGAACGCATCAGCACGGTCCTGAGCTGCAGAGATCACCAGCACCTTACAGTCTGGATCCCGACGTAGCCTCCACAGCACATAGCCAGCCGTAAGGAACGACTTACCGCAGCCCCTGTACGCCATGATGATGCGCCGACTAGGACCCTCCTGAAGGTAGTCAGCTACTTGGTATTGAACCGGTGTAGGGCTAGGAAGCCGGAGGTAATGCCAAAGGTGTGTAGCAAAAACAGGAAAGCTAGCTACAGCATCCTGAATAATTTGTTCAGTTTGTTTTGAAGTCCTTGGCATTGTTGGCCCACTTGAACACTTGGCTCAAGTTATTCTGCAGGATCAAATTCATTTGGATGAAATGCAGCAGATACTTCTCCAGGTCTTCTCGTTTGGCATTTGGAATATCTCGCTTCATACGCTCCACCCGTAGCTGCTGCTCTATGGAGAGATTGAGATTGGGCATAGGCGGTAGTTCGTCCATTGCTCGATTTGCGTAGCTCGCTCCTCACAATAGTCAGGGGTGCCTTGAAACCAAGTTTTCCAGTGAAAGCTGCCCTTTTCGTGGTTACAACGCTTACAAGCTGGGACGATGTTGGTTGCTAAATCCTCACCACCTTTAGTTTTGGGGTGAACGTGATCAAGAGTTAGGTCACTGCTTTGAACCCCGCAGTAGGCACATTTACAGCCAAAGGCATCTTTGATTGACTGTCTCCATTGCTTAACCGCTTCACGACGCTGGAGGGCTTGAAGATTCGCCATAGCAGCCTCAGGGGTCATATAGACAAAGCCCCCGGCAGGCGAACGAATCACCATACCGAGGGCTCTGCTTTGTACATAAAGGAAGGATTAGTTCCTAAGCACTAATATAAGACCTAACTTTCTTCATATCGACTTCTGGCAAAGCAGAAATCATCTCGGAGATAGCAGAAACATCACCACCGTTAAGAGCAGTAATGCCTTGGTCTTTAAGGAACTTAATTGCGTTTGCAAGGTCAGATGCTTTCACATCATCACGATTCAACTGATCAATAAGTTTGGTGGCTACCAGACGGTGAAGAGAATAAAGATCACCTTCTGAAGCCAGACCTTCAGTCTTATTTAGAGACTTTTTTGGAGCGGCTGCCATAAAGAACTCGGAATAGTTTCACTCCCAATTGTATGAGACTGTTTTCTTTCAAACTAGAAACAGCAATAAGCTCAGAAGCAGCAAAAGCACTCAGCCAAAGAGCTGCTTGCACTGAAGGATCAGAGAGGTCCATAGGAATAATTAGGACGGTTTCTTGATCAAGATAGCCCAACCCGACCCAGGACCTTCAACAAGCCACCTTTTATTCCAGTTCTTTTGGCTATAAGCCACGCCTTTACCCTTCGTGTGGTTGACATATCCTCCACGGACCATATCGGCCTCACCATTAGGGTCGTGATGTATCCAAGCACCTTCTGTATAGCCAATGACCACACTGTAGTGCCCAGAGCCACTAGGAGCGCTTACAGGGCCTTTGTGGAGCCATCCGACTACTACAGGCCTACCAGCGTCTATCTCGCCTCTGAGGAGCTCTGGAGTGCCGTTCTGAATGAATTTAGGATCTAGTCCGAGGTACCTGAGGGCCTTGAGTTGAGCATCGGCGCTTGTAGAGTCCCCATAGCGTGCCCTGAGCTTGTTATACGCATCGTCACCTTTGATCTTGCCGTAGTAGCTAGCCACCATGGCGCAACTAGAGCTGAAACACTCCCGATACCCAGTGGGTCCATTGTCTAGTTGGTACTCGTAAGGTACCTTTAGCAACTTTCCCGCTTGTTGTACCTCCAAAGGTTTAACTTGACGGTTAAGTATTGATACAAGTTTGTTGACGTAATTAGGGTCAGTTGCATAACCCTGAGCTATAAGTTGTTTTGCTGCTTCTGTTGCTGTTTTTGAATTATTAACGCCGGAATATTGTTTGTAGTCTTTGTACCACCTGGTAACAAGGTATTCAACACACTCTTTGAGAGAGCCAAAATTAAGAAACCCGTCCCGAACAGAAATAGGTACTCCATTGACATATTCCGTGGTGTTGACGGAAGAACCTTTACCTTTTAAACCAAAGTAATTGTGAGTGCCTGATGTGGATCGACCCCAGTTACTTTCAAGAGCCCACTGAGCAGCTACTAGTTCTGGAAACTTTGCTCCAGCTTCACGAGCAAGTTCTACTACACCGTCCCACGAGCCGTTACTGGGAATTGTGTTCTTTGGGCCTGATCGCCACAAATCAGAAAATTTTGCCAAGATTCCAGGAGGCGTATTGTCCTCTAGGAAATCCAAAGCAAAGTTTTGATGTTCTTGATCGCTGTAGTACTTAGCTACGTCACGAAGAGAGATGTCGGCCATTGAGAAGAATCCGGTCGAGTTTCTCGTCGATGTGCTGAATCCGCTGGTCAATGCGGTCCATCATCGGCATGAGCTCGTCCTTTCTAACAAACTCTTTGTGAACCGTCATCTCTACTTGGTCAATACGACGGTCAAGTTCTGAATGCCGCTTATGTGACCAAGCAAAGGTACCACCAGCAAGACTAGCGATACCAAGGAGTGTGGACAGGAGAAAGGAAGGATCCATTAGGCCATACCGCTAAAGCCTTTCTTCATTTTGTAAGCCAACCGAACAGCTTTTACATCAATAGAACCAGGACGGTATTGATGTCCAGAAGGGAGCGGTTTGGTTTCTTGGATGGAAGGGAGGCTGGGACCACTGCCACTAGGCTTTTGACCTTCACGTTTGATTTCAAATGACGGCATGGTTATTTACCTTTGGGTACACAGTTAGGAACAGTTTTGGTACCTTTCTTTTTAGTACCAACCATCTCGTAGCCTTTCCAGCAAGGTCCTTTAGCCATCAGTTTTCTCCTTTAACTTTGGTGTTGTACTTACGACCACGCCAAGAAAAGTCCTGACGACCAGACTGACGAGCAGCAGCAAAGGCATCATCAAACGAACCTTTATCTGCTTTCATCTGTTGATCACGAAGTTCCATTTGCCGTTTACCTTTGGCTTCGTTGTAATACTCCTGCTTCATTTGAGAAGTCAGTTCAGGAGCCTTTGCAGCACCAGCAGAAAGACCAGCAGCGGCTGCAGCGAGATGAGGCAGGACCATGGACAGACGAGACAACATACCGCCTCCAGAAGCCCCTGCAGCGGTTCTAGCGGCCCCTGAGGTAGTCACAGTGCCAGGCATATTGGCCCGAGGCAACCGAGCCGTTTGCATAGGCCGTTCGTTACCTTTAGGGGTCGGAAGATTACGACCTCGTTGAGTGGCTCCTTGACCTTCAGGAGCGTAGCGACCCGCATTGCTACGAGTTTGTCCGCCGCGTTTGATTGGCATAATAATTACTTGGTTTTATAACCTTTTTTCATCTTGCCACCTTTTTGGATCTGTGGCTTACCTGCAGCTTTTGCTTCTTTAGACCAACGTTTAGCAATCTCAGGATTCTGAGAATACATATAACGCATTTGCTTCTCAGAACTAAACGGCATGATTAGTTACCTGCGCCGAGACGAGAAAACACAAATTGAACAGAAGGAGTACCACCGCTCAGAGAAACCAAACGACCCCGGATGGCTTGAAGGGGAACGTTTTGAATACTGAAAGCAGTAGCGCCGTTAGCAGTGATAGTAGTGTCGCCACCAGCATCACAGTTGAAGTAGTTGGTACCGTCAAGAGTTCCTTCAATACGGATTACAACGTTTGTACCGATTGAAGAAACGTTAACTTGTACAACAAAATCTTCAGCACCCACTGAAGGCACATCAGCAGTTACGCCAGCTGAAGTCAAAGCAGTGGCGGTAGAAAATGTTGGAACCATTTTTAGAAAAATCGTTTGTTTTAATTGTAGATCTCAAA